AAATATATAAGATTTAATTTTATGAAACAAAATGAGCAAACAAAACTTTCAACTTGGATGTTAAATAATTATTTTTTATTATATGTTTCAAACGCTTAATGTTTTAAATTTTTAAAAAAGACAAATATGAGAAAATTGGTAATTAAATTTTTTGCACTTGATTATATAGTGCGTGTTTTTGGTTCAACTTATAACTGGACTCGTGGTGCTAATATTATTTTTCCTTTATTTATATTAGCAGGAATGTGTTTATTAAGCGAATTATATGTTTTATTATGTATAATGGTGTGTTTAATAACAATAGCTGTATTTTTTGGATTTGCTTACTTTCAATTATTTCCATTAACAGAAAATGATAGAAAGTATTTTGATGATGTTCAAAGATGGCAGTTTAATCGATATTATAATATACAACAACAAATTGATGTTAAAACAAATAGTATATGGTGTTTGTTGTCGAATATAATATTTATAGCATTGTTTTTAGTTTACTATTTTATTGCATTTGTGTAATGGAAAACAAATGAAAGGAAAATTCACAATACTTTTCTTTTTCTGTTAAAAGTAATGCTAAAGTAAGTAAACTATACAAAAAAAAGGAAATAGTAACTCTAAAAATAGTAAAAAAGTAAACTAAATGGAAAAAATATTTGTAATTCTTTGGATATTACTCGGTATTTATATTCTTGTACTCCTTATGATATTCGCTGACCTCTGGAGTGGCTTACGTAAGGCTAAACGTAATGGCGAGACACGAACCTCTTACGGTTATAGGCGTACCATTGCCAAGATGGCGCAGTATTACAACCTGCTCATCGCTTGTAGTATTGTTGATAGTATTTATGGGTTACTCTCTTGGTATTTAGAAATTTATTATCAAACGTCGCTGTGGCTTTTTCCATTCGTCACTTTCTTTATGGCGTTAGTGCTCTGCGCTATCGAAATCAAATCTATACGCGAAAAAGCCGAAGATAAAGTGCGGTTAGATAGAGCAGGACAAGCAATTCAGCAAGTATTTATCAATCGCGAAAACTTAGAAGAAGTTGCTAAAACTATTTCCAATTATATGACTGAAAAGTCTGAAACGTCAGAATCACTCGAAAACTCTCAAACTTCTAATAATAAGCAATGACACCAAAAGAGTTCATAAAACAATACAAACTCTTTGCGCTTGAAACAGAGCACAAAACAGGTATATCTCATCTCTTTACGTTGGCGCAAGCTGCATTGGAAAGCGGTTGGGGGAATAGTGCGCCAGGCAATATGTTTTTTGGCGTAAAAGCAGGCAAGGAAATGCCTGCTAACAAGAAACAATTGTTAAAAACTACTGAAGTACTTAATTCTCCAAAATTAGGATATAAGTTTCCGCAAGTGATGTCTATATATGAATTACCTAATGGTAAATACAAGTATGAAGTGAAAGACTGGTTCAGGAAGTACGACACGCCCGAAGAATGCTTTACCGACCACGCACAATTCTTTTTCAAAAACAAACGATACGCAAAGGCATTGTTAGTAAGAAGCGACCCTTACAAGTTTGCAGAGGAAGTGGCTCAAGCAGGATATGCTACCGCTCCTAATTATGCTAATAAATTAAAGGGTGTAATTAAAACAATAGAAATGAATAGCTAATGAAACGTATTGCTTACATATTGCTTTTTATGTTTTTTCTCTCGTGTAACACTAAGAAGACTGTTGCCGAGAAAGTTGCTACGCAAACCTCTGAGCTCGCTACGGTGGGCTCAAGGTTTGCTTCTTTACAGCATTCACTACTCAGCTATCAGTTGAGCACTGTAGGACCCGACACCCCCTTAGAGTATACCCACGAAGTAGATGGAAAGATAGTAGAGAAAATCACCCTTAAGGGTGGAACGCTGAGTGTAACTGTACAAAATAGTGCTACAACCACTTTGACAAAATCTGAAACTTTACAAAAAACACAAAGCACTACTACTACCAAGCAGAAAGATGTACACCGTATTTTCTTCAGTTATTGGTGGCTACTACTGTTGCTTTTCCCTGTTACTTATTACCTGTTATCAAAAAAATGACCGATAGTTTTGTTACTTCTCAATTTGTGCTGGACCTTTCGCGTATCTCTATCTCCTACCAAGAGGAGAACCCTCGTTTTAAAGATACATTCTTTACCCAGTATTCGTTGCCGTTCGAATTTCAAATGAACGCAGACCTCAGAATGCGTATAGGTAATTATACCGCTTTGAATGCAACAGGACTTAAGAAGAAATATGACGGGTATCACATAATAGATGGGAGAGTGCGAAAAGGTACTCTTGAAATACTATCGGTAGAAGGCAACTTAGTATCAGCACAGATAGATTCAGGATTTGAACAGTTGCCCAACTTTGATAAAAAGCTATGTGACCTCCCTTTATTATGCCAGCGAGTGCCGGATATATATGATCACGCCAAAGAGATATGTACTAAAAAATACCCCGAAGTTGATTACAATTTCCCGCGAGTAGTATACCCTAAAGATACAAGCCAAAAAGGTTGGGAGCATTTTTTGCAATTTATCAACCTTGGTAATAGTGTAGATGGTTTTACCCGTAACGAGCCTAATAGAAGCTACAATATCATTCACCCTATGCCTTATCTGCTTTATGTGCTTAAAACAGGCTTTGCCGATGCAGGCTATGAGTTGGCAGGCGATATCCTCACTGATGAAGATTTTAGTCAGCAAGTGCTCTACAGCAATATCCCGTACTACCTCACTACTGCACAACAAGAGCACATACTCACAGCTGTAGCACCTACTTATGAGTTTCCAACCGCAGGTACCTGGCGACTGGTGTGCGATAACCAACATATCAGCGGTACAGCTGTTTTGCGATTGAAATTGGATAACGTGGTAATTCGTGAGTTTAATTTTGAACGTAGCGATACGCTGAGTTTTACTCAACTCCTCTCTATTGATACCACTTTGCAAACCCTCGCTTTGGAAATAGAAGGTACTCCACAGCCACAGCTGACAATGAACTTGAACATTGTAGCACAACATAATGAGGATGGCAATGTAATTGAACAGGTTATTAACCCTAACATTGTAGATCTAAAGCGTGCCGTACCCGATGTTACTTTTGGCGAACTTGTTAAGACTATTAAGAATTGGAAGAACTACGATATGACCATTGAGGGCAATAAGCTCTATATGAATCGTATTCGCTTGGAAGAACGCTCACTTGCTAAAGACTTTCGCTCTTGGGAAGTACAAGAGCCTAAAAAAAACTTCCTCACCAAGCAGTCTTACCTTATCAAGTTCCCAGAAATGGACGACAAATCCTATCAGTTGCCTATTGTACAGGTAACTGATAACAGTTACCAAGTGCTCAGTCCACAAGAAGCAAGTAAGCTCACTGATGTTACCGAAGTACAGATAGGAGGATACTGCCTACCTCGTGTGATGTTCAAGGGAAATTATACCCCTATTGCACGCAAGAGTGGCGAAGCTACGATAGGACTAATTTGGTATGACGGAAACAACGGAGGGTTTCGCAAGGCACTTACGCCTCCATTAGTAGCTGAATATTGGAAAGAATGGTATAAGATGCGTATTGCTTCTGCTGAATACACTTGGAGCTTCGTATGCAATAAGAACCGTTTTAGGCATATTGCCCTGCGTGATACCATTCTCGCTTACAAGCAACGAATGCTTATCAAGAGTATTAACAAAACTGTGCTCGATAAAGAGCACTACCAAGTAGAAATCACAACTATCGCTATCTAATGTATACCACATTTACCGATTTAAATATATTTAAAGATAATCGCCTAAATGCCTATCTCGACACTATCTACAGTGCCGTGTTCAATGAGTTCTCTGATGAGCAGTTGCCCGTGATATGTGGTTCAGTTGCCAAGGTAATGCAAGGGGTATATTCCGAGAACTACCTCGCTAAGGATATCGACTTAATTGTAGAAAATTGGCAAGTTCACCGTTATTTAGAATATCAATTACCTTTGGTATTTCCTGATGACAGAATAGAGATACGTCCAGAGCGCGTGATTCTCTTTACAAAGATTATTGCTATTGAGTTTTGGCGACCTAATGAGCAATTTGAAATAGACTTATATAAAAAATTGATAAAATACAAACGCTATGCCTATTAGAACCTATACATCAGAAGAATGCTACACCACCCGAGTGGGAAGTACCTCACAGGGAGGATTTTTATACAGTAAAATATGTTACCCTGTTGAAAAACCCATCCTCGACTGGGAGGTTTCTCCAGCGTCTATTCTGAAGGAATGGCACCCCTCCCAACCTATCCCTTCTACCGAAATCCTTACTGTACAATTTCCTGAATTGAATCTACTTACAATTTATAAGAAGTATAAAGGATTTCGTAACTATGCGCGTATAGCTCCTAATGATTATGTAGAGCTTCTCGCTCCTGACGGGCAAGAGTTAGATAATTTAAAGGGACTCAAACACAATTTGCGCATACATTACAACAACTTTAATAAGTTACCAGAGAATGAAAATATACAGATAAAGGTTACATTTGGCGTAATTGCTACTGAAGAAAAAAGTGGTAAAATTACAGAAATAGACCTTCCCACGGAGCGAAAAGAGGCAGTTATTACTTTACGTCGTATTGATAAAGCGACCCCTAAACCTAAACCCAACGACAAACCCGTACTCAATATGGTGCTTAATATAGTTACCAAAGAGCTTACGGGAGACACTACTCTTAATTATAATCTTACAAACCCCTCAAGTAGCAATTTTGCCCTTCGTCATAGTTTTACAAAGGATTATGCACAAGGAGTTGTACTCATTGAAAATTTTCAAAACCAAAATGTATATAACCAAATCTTTACTAATAAAGGGCTATTCAATATAAGAATAAGAAGGGATACTAATAAAGATTTGAGGAAAGTATTTGCTGACTTTTCTCTTTCTGATGAGTTTTTACAAAATGGTAAAATAGAAGGGTTAGCGGTAGATTTTTCCAAACCACAAGTGCTTACTAAAGAGAATAACTTAGTAGGAGAAGATGGTTTAGGAACCATTTTTATTATCAATCTTACCATCATCAACGACACAACTGTCTTTCATATAGATAAAAAGCTTTTTAACTATGTAATAAAAACAGACAAGAAAGAACGTGCAGAAGGAATATTCACTATCAAAAACCCTAACCACTTAACTTTCACAATTAATAACTCCGACTTCTTAGAAGTTACAGAATTGAAAGATAATGGCAAGGAGAAAGTAGTGGTGAAATTTCGCTCTCATTCTTCAGAACTGATGACAATAGGCGAAAACAAAGGGTGGTTCAAGGTAACCTCTTCAGCGGGAAGCGAGCAGGTGGTAAACGTAAATATCACCGTGCAGACAGATATTGATTTTATTACTAAAAATGTCTATTTCTGTCTTGATAAAGAGCTTACTCACGTACGACAAACTTCGACTGAAAGTGAGTTCATCACTGTTACCCTTACAATGGAGTTTAACGTTTACGGACGTGCTTTTACAACTATTCAAACTTACGACTATGTTTTTTTCGAAGGCAAAGCTACTGTTGATATAGGTCAAGAAGTACAAAATTTCTTCGTAGATATTGCACCTACTTTGGAAGTTAATACTAAAAAACTCATCACTCCTAAAGAACTCTTTAAGGCTACCAAGATATCAGCAGTGATTACAGAAACAAATTTTAAAGGTAAGGTGTTTAGAACTCATTCTATTACTGATTTGTATTATTTACCTGGGAAGAAACCTAAAGCCTACCCTTATCTTACACAGTGTCGTTTGAGAAGCACTTATTCTCAGAGCCTCATCTCGATATCGGCTCTCACTCAAGAAGTACGCTCTCGCTCATTGGGACAAATAGGTTCGAACCTCATTGACTTATCAGCTATTAAGGACCCGATAGGAGTAGCTAACTTCAGCTTCTTGCGTTCTACCGCAGATGCTACTTATGGAGCTACTGCTATCATTAGCAAGGAAACTCTCAGCCTTGAACCTAAACCAGAGCCTAACAGTACACCTATCAGTGCACTGTTTCAAAATCAAAACTACTGTCCTGATTGGTTTTCATTTGCAGGAGAATATGAAGCACTTGTGAGCTACGAGCATACTCTTGCCGACAATGTTCTCAAAAGTGAAGACTACAAAGCACAAGTGAAAACCAAGCGTTCCTACAAGCTCAATACCGGTTGGCTCTTCCCAGAAGAGATAGAAGTGCTGTGGGAGCTCATAAAGTCGCCCATTTGTTTCTTGCATATTGGTAATGAGTGGCTCAAAGCTATTCCAATTACTCAGAAACCTCTGTCATTCGACAATACCCGTAACTTGCATAGCTTTGTTGTCGAATTTCAATTATCATCTAACGACTAAATTCTAATGCCTATGTTTACAGATATTAAAGAAATCAAGCAATATACCAACGTCTCCAACCGTTTGGATTTTGAGCTCCTTAAAACCTATATTGAGGAGGCTCTCCGTGTGAAAGTATATCCATACATTTCTAAAACAATAGTTAGTGAGGCAAGCGGTGATACATTAGAATTGCTAAAAAAGTCTGTAGCCAATTATGCTGTTGCCTATGCTATTCCATTCCTTAAGGTAAACCTCTCCAATACGGGGGGTAACTACTATACTGACGATAAGATGGAAAAGTCGCCTTGGTACGACTTGCGCGACTTAGGACTTTCGTCTATTGCTGTAGGCGACCGTGCTCTGAACGACTGTATAGAGCTACTTATCACAGAAGGTAAACTACAACGCTCTAACACTATCATCAGTACGGTGAATGAGTTTGAGAAGTACTACAGCTTGAACAGCTCGTGGGAAGTATTCACTAAATTACAGCCAATAATGCAATGGGTATGGGAAAGTATGTTGGCACCCCAGCTCAGCACTTGCACCCCTAATGATTTGCACAATTATCCCACTATATGGGAGAAACTACAGCGCACCACAGTGTTCTTTACTATAGCCGAAGCCGCCCAAATTCATAGCTTCTCGTTCACCACTACCGCTATCATTCAGCAGTGGGAGGAATTGCCCTGGCAAAAGAGCAAGATACTAAATGCTGCCGAAGTATATGCCGTTGCCCAACGCCTGCAACAACTCGCTCGTCACGAGCTGGCACAGCTCAAGCAGTTACTTGAGAAAGAAGCTGTTGCTTGCTATGTTCCTTCAAACGCTGCCCGACAAGTGGAGAAACTCAAAAGCGGACTCTACTTCTAACCCTCTAACACCTTAAAATGGAACTTACTAAATTTAGCAAAGATAGCACTTACCAGCGTATATCCGCTTCGTATATTGACGAGAACTTTCAGCTTGTCCCAGCCGAAGAGGCAATCAAAGCACGTCTCCGTCATATACACGGCTTACGACTCACCAACAAGTACTCTAAGCACCAAGCAATACAGATACATATTAGAGAGATGAAAGTAAGCCAAGCTACCGCTTACCGCGACTATTCGTGGGCAATGCAAATATTTGGCGAACTTGATAAGTCTGACATCAATGCCGAGCGGGCTATATTAGCAGATAGCTATTGGCAACTCTACCAAATGGCTTTGAAAGATAGAGATTTAGAACAAGCACGCAAGGCGTTAGACTCTTATTCTCGCCTCTTCAATTTTGATAAAGAAGAAAAAGAAATCAACTTTGAGAAGATTACTGCTAATGAGTACCACATACGTATGAGCCGTAAGAGTGCCAAGATGTTACGCGCTGCCCTTGCTTCAGGGGTAGTAGATTTCAACAGCTTGCCCGCTACCGATACCGAGTACGAAGACATAACCGATGAACCCGACAATGAAACCGCTGATTAAACCTGTTAAACAAATCCTCCTCAACCCTATGCAAATGGCTGCTGTATCTGCCAACCGCTATGCGGGTGTAAAACACATCTGCATAGAGGCGGGGCGTGGTACGGGCAAGAGTACCATACTCGGTTGGTTTGTAAAAGAAGCGGTAAAGCAAATGCCACGCGCTACAGGTGTACTGGTAGGGGCTACTTTCGTGCAGATAAAAAGCCGTACTTTCCCCTCTACCAAAGAGGGCTTAGAGATGTTTGGCTTTTATGAAGATGTAGATTATGTGGTTGGGCGTAACGGCAAGGCTCTCGGCTTCGAGATGCCTTTTCAAGCCCCGAACTCGTGGAGCAACGTGGTACACTTCTCTAATGGTTTTATATTGGTACTCGTCTCCCTCGATGACCCCAACAGCGGACGAGGGTTAAACTCTTACATTGTCATTGGCGACGAGGCTGCTCTATTAGAGCACGACAGACTATTCAACAACGTACTGACCACCAACCGCGCCAAGAAGATAGCCTTTGATAAGGCAAGCCTGCTGAATGCTACTATCTTCACCTCGTCAGTTGCTCTCACCAAAACGGGAGAATGGTTCACTGCACGCGAAAAACTCGCCAAGCAGAAGCCTACCGAGCACCTCTTTATCAAAGCCAACGCCCTCGTAAACCAAGAAAACCTCAAACCTGGGTGGATACAAGAAATGTACGAGCAACGCGTGTCCGACCTCCTTTTCAACGCCGAAATAATGAATATTCGCCCTGGTAAGGTTGCCGACGGCTTCTATGCCAAATTGTCAGCCGATAAGCATTACTACAAGTACCAGTACAACACCACCGCTCTGCAAGACTTCTCACAGAGTTTCACCCCCTCCTGCACCTACGACAACGATTTGCTCATCGGTGTGCCCCTCGAACTCTCACTCGACTTTGGTGGGCGTATCAACTGCGGTATTATAGCCCAAGAAAGCAAGGTTGCCAACACTATCAACATACTCAAAGACTTCTTTGTCAAAAACCCGCTCAAATTGTCAGATTTGATAAAGAAAATCATCGACTACTACGAGCCTCACCGCGCTACCTGCAATAAAATATACCTATACCACGACCGTTCAGGATTCAAGAGCGAGGCGAACAGCAAAACCACCCTGGCGCAAGATGTAGAGGATATGCTGCGCACAGCAGGCTGGCAGGTGTATAACAAAACCCCCAACACCAATAACCCAAGCCATATCCTCAAATTCCGCCTTATCAACGAAATATTAGAGGAAAACAACCGCTCCTTGCCCTTTGTACGCCTCAACGAGGACAATTGCCCCAACCTTATCGTATCTATGGAAAACGCCGGTGTCAAACAGAAAGAAGACGCCTTTGAAAAGGATAAGAGTAGCGAACGCTCTACAACCATACCACAAGAGCACGCCACCCACCTCTCCGACTGCTTCGACTACCTCCTATGGTGGAAATACGCCTACCTACTCGATAACGCCTACCACGATAGCTTTATTATTACCACAGTGTAATAACCTTCAAAACCTGTCCTCTCAAGAATTATACTTCAAGAGCAATTTAAAAAAAATGAAAAAAAGTTGCTAAAAAATTTGGATACTATGAAAATTCGCAGTATCTTTGCATCGTTAAATTAAATGAAGTAATTATGCAAGAAGAATTGACAACGAGCCAAGAGCTCACAGAACAAGAATGGGAATTTATCCAAGCGATTAGAAATTACAAAAGAGCTTATCCCAACGGTTCAAGGAATCTGTTAGCCTACATCTATGAATTATTAGCGAGGCTATTAGATAGAGATTAAATAGAGCCCCTTAGGGGGCTCTACCTTAACAATAATAAAATGAATTAATTAATATGGAAGCAGTAGCAAATCAAAAGAAACTTACAATGATGCAACAATTAGATGATATTGTGATAGATGTATCTTGGCGACAAATAGCTCAGGATTATTTTGGTAAGTCATCATCGTGGATATACAATAAACTTCACGGTCGCGATGGAAATGGTGGAGAAGGAGGATTTACAGATGTTGAGAAATTGCAACTACAAGGAGCTCTATACGACATTGCTGAACGTATACGTCGCGCAGCAAGTACCATAACACAGTAAGCATTATTACTGTCTTTAATTTAACACCTGCAGAGGCACACGATATTATTGTGTGCCTCTGCTTTTATTTTTTCTCTCCACTCGTACAACTCGTAACTCTCATCATATATCGCTCCAAATTTCTATTTTCAAATTGTAAAAAGAATTAAGGCGACAGTGGGGTTTTCGTTCACTCAATGAGTGCCAGAGCGCGCCTGCACGCTCCTAACTCTTCACTTTCAATGATTTATATCTGATTTTGTGAGAATTACACCTGTCCTTTCCTATCTTATACCTACCTCTTACCTTTGCCCTACCATAATTAATGCCAAAAAGTGAATAGTAAAAAAATATTTTTAAAGGACGCTCTTATCGAAATGCGCAAGCTCGACGAGCGAAAGAACCCCGTGCCATTCAGTATAACGGTACGCACCTACAACAAGCAAAACCGCTTTGGCGGTAAGCTCTGTACTTATCACGGAGCAACCCTAATGCAACAACCGCGTAATAAGAAAGATTTTGAGAAGAATCCCAACCACTGGGAGAATAAAACCCGTAATATCAAACTACATAACGGCACAATTAAGAAAATCTGCATCCTTTTTATCGTGGCATTCAATGGAAAAGAAGTAATTTACTAATTGACAAATAAAAACAATGAAACAAATAGATAAAGATATTTATATGCTTTCAGCCTCCAAAACGGCTGTACTCTTTGGCTCTGATAAACAAAGCCTTCCCACCCCCAAAACGCAAAAAGACTCAAGCGACACCGATAAGTATTCCTCTTGGGGCGACAACAACTTATACCCGCAGGAGTTTACTAAAAAACTAAACAAAACAGGCGCAGCTATTGGTGGATTGGAGGTGCTTATCTCCGCTCATTACGGACTTGGGTTTCGTTTATACCAAGATTTGGAAATAGAAGGTGGGGTAACCACTCGCGAACGCCTGCGTACAGCTTTCCCTGAGATTAACACGTTCTTCAAAAACTGCCGTTGGGATGTAGCTATGGCTGAAATCATTGAAGACTTTGAAACCTACGGTATCGCCTTCGTAGAGTACCTCCTTTCTCCTAACTGCGACAAAATTGTATCTATTAAACGCCAACAAGCTCCTTTTTGCAGATTAAGTGTGCCTGACAAAAATGGATTCGTCAATAAAGTGTATATTAATACTACTTGGGATGATACTTTAAACGAGAAATTAACCGTAGAAGTACCTTTTTTCTCTGATATTCACAATGTTGAATCGCTCAAAGACTATTGCAAGGAGAAGAAAATCACAAAGTTTATCGTACCCGTAATGCGTCCTATTACTACCGAGAAGAATTACCCTAAGGTAAAATGGCATAGCTCCTTCTACAACGGTTGGGTAGATGTGGTACTTTCAGTACCTGCATTTAAAAAGTATATGTTTGAGAATCAACTCAACCTCAAGTATGTAATATACATCGCCGATGACTTCTTCCTCCACAAATTTGGACGTGAAGAATGGCAGGAAATGCCAAAGGAAAAACGCGAAGCTGCACGCCAAGAGACTATCAAGGCAATTGATGAGCATATGAGTGGTAATAAATCAGCAGGGCGTTCGTTTGTCTCTCCTTATTTCAGAGACCAAAATAATAACCTCATCAAAGGTATAGAGGTGATACCGATAGACGACAAGATTAAGGACGGTAATTTCTTACCCGATGCCAGTGCGGGCAACTCCGAAATTCTATTCCCTATGGGCGTAGACCCCTGCTTGCTTGGGGCAGGTATACCAGGAGGCAAGAACCTATCAGGCTCTGGCTCTGATAAACGTGAAGCTTATACGATACTTTCTACTCGTATGCCTGTAAAGCGATTGCGTACTCTCGAAGTATTTGAGCGAATTCGTGATTGGAACGGTTGGGACGAAACCCTATACGGCAACTTCCCCAATATCAACCTCACCACTTTGGATAAGAACCCTAATGGGCAACAAACGATAGTAAATTAGTAATATTATATGACAATAAAAAAAACATTAGAAATCAAACACTTATGAAATAGCGATAAAAATAACTTTCAAAATATTTGTATGTTATTTTTATTATTTGTACTTTTGTAGCGTTCAAACTGAGAGCTATAATTGTATATAGCAGTCACATATTTTTCAACAATATAATCCGTGAAGGGGTCGTATAGTCGTAATACTATACAACAAAAGCATAGCTCTTTGTTTGAACAGCCCCTATTCACGGTTTTTTTATTTTTCATATTATGAATAATAATCTTTTTATACAAGCATTGAAAGCTATAGGTAGTTTGTTTTCAGGTTGCCTTATTTGGTTTATTTTGCTTGCCCTTATTTGGGGTTTGGCAATGATTTTGTACCCTTAAAACTGTCCTTTTCTTTTTACTTGCATCTCATTACCTTTGCCATATATATATATTCAAAATAAAGTGATATGGCTAAAAATGCAACTGCTTCCCTTACTATTGTCATCAATGGAAAACAAATAGAAGATACTTTTTCAGGACTCAAAAAAGAGGTAGGGAAACTTTCAAGAGAACTCAGTAACCTTACTCCTGGTACTGAAGAATTTCAAAAGAAAGTAGAGGAACTACGCAACGCACAACGGCGTTTCAATGAGATAAAAAGCGAAGTAGACAATGTAAAGAAGTCTATAGAACAAAGCCTCGAACCTGTTCAAGAATTGCAGGAAAGTATTGGAAAAGTGCCTGAAAAAATGGATGAAATACACAAGAAAACAACTTCTTTAGGTAGTATTTTCCAAGGCGTTTTCAAAGCTAATATTGCCACCTCTCTTTTCGAGGGTTTTATCGGTAAAGCTCGCAATGCTACTGATGAGCTCATTAAGATATCCGACCTGATGACGGGCGTAGAGAAAACTTCAGGACTCGCCTCTGAGCAGGTGCGTGAGCTGTGGAATGAGTTCGACAATCTCAATACCCGAACTTCCAAGCAGGAATTGCTGAACATTGCCCAAATAGGCGGACGACTTGGCATTACTGATAAAGACCAGCTACGTGAGTTTACTACCGAAATTGATAAAATATATGTTGCCTTAGGTGACTCCTTTCAAGGGGGGTTAGAAGAGGTGACTACCAAGGTAGGTAAGCTCAAAAATCTCTTTGAAGAAACTCGTAACCAAAACTATGGTGAGGCACTCAACGCCATAGGCTCTGCCCTCAACGAGTTGGGTGCCAATGGTACCAGTAGTGAACAAAACATCGCTGAATTTGCCACTCGCATAGGGGCACTACCCGCCACACTTAAGCCCACTATTGATAAAACCTTAGGACTTGGTGCTGCTTTTGAAGAAAGCGGTATTGATGCAGAGATTGGTGCAAGTGGGTATTCCCGATTTATGAGCGTAGCGGGAAACAATCTTGATGCCTTTGCACGTCAGATGAAACTTACCAAGAAAGAAGCATCCGAACTCTTCAACACTCGTCCTGAAGAGTTCTTCCTTCGCTTTTCTGAAAGTATAAAAGGACTCAATGCTGAGCAAACTGCAGGAGTGTTGAAGAGCCTCAAACTCAACACTCAAGAAATACAGAAAACATTAGGTACAGCAGGAAATAATGCTGACCGCTTTCGTCAGCTGATGAACCTATCGGGTACAGCTATGCAAGAGAGTACTTCTATACAGAACGAGTTCAACAAAGTAAACGAAAATACAGCAGCTATTTGGGACAAAATCAAAAAAGTATTTGCCGAAACTTTTACTTCTGACACTATGAGCCAATGGTTTGGCGGTTTTATCAAGTTGCTCGGTTGGTTTACAGGCGTAACCTCTCAAGCAGGTGACGGTGTGAAGGTGTTTCGTGAACGCATTGCTTTCTTGATGAAAGCCATAGTGGTATGTACTACGGCTTTTGTTAGTTATCGTGCCGCTGTATACCTTTCTTCTATTGCTACCAAAGTCGCTTGGCAACAGACAATATTGTATAATGCAGCTATGAAAGTAGCTAATGCTACTACCGCATTATGGAAAGGTACTATATTATTGCTTTCAGCTGCTAAGGCGACCCTTACAGGCAACACAATTAGGGCTACAGCTGCAATGCGTACTTTCAACCTTGTCACTAAGATGAACCCTTGGGGGTTACTATTGGGAGCTATCACAGCAGTGGTAACAGCTCTTGTACTCTTCTCCAACAAGCAGAAGGAAGTAAACCTACAGCTCAAAATACAGAATGACGCTATCAAAGAAGCCAATGTGCAAACCGCCGCTCAAGAACACCATTTGCGCCAGTTGCTCAAAACGGCTAACGATACCAACAAGAGTTATACCGAAAGAAAAAAGGCTGTAGATGAGCTTAATCGCCTCGTTCCTGAGTATAACAAACAACTCACCGTTGAAACTGCTAATACTGACAAAGCCAAACAAGCTCTTGATAGATATATTGAGAGTATCAAAGCGGCTGCTCGTGAAAAATATCTCAAAGCACTCGTAGACCAAAAAGCAGAGGCACTTGCAAAAGCGGAGTATTCCTCTTTAGAGGAAAATATAGCCTGGTATGAACGCACTTGGAATGCTGTTAAAAACATAGGCAATCCTATAGGCTCAATGGCTGATGATTTGGCAACTGCCAATAAGAATAAAATTAAAAATGTTAAGAAAGCAGGCGAAGAGCTAAAAACAGCTACCGATTTACTCATAAAACAACAAGAAGAAAATGCTAAAAAAGGTGTAGTGGTAAGCGATGACAATGTAACTCCTATTACTCCTACTGATATCACAAACTCAAAAACAAAAGATAAAGACTACGCCGATGACTACCACAATGCTAATAAGGCACGCCTTGCTGCCGAGCAGGAATTGCAAAAAGAAATCACACAAGGCTTGGAGGAAAGCCTTGATAAACAGCTTGCTATTACCGAGCAAAAGTACAATGATAAGCGTTTCAAACTACAACAAGAAAATGCGGACTTAGAACAGGATATTCAGAAGCTAAAAACTGAAGCAAAAGGAAATAATGACCCGAATTTGCTGAAGACTATTCAGGAAAAACGTAAACTGCAAGAACTCAACAAACAAATAGCCGTTGAGTACACCAAGCAAGAACAAGCTGAGCTCGCCCAAGTACGCGAAAAGTACTCAGCCAAAGAGGTAGAGCGCACTCTCAAGGAGATGAACGACTGCCTCGCCGTAAAGAAACGCGAAAAGGCAGAGGAACTCCTCCAAATTCAGGATTTGAATACCGCCAAGGAAGCCCTACGAGGTCAGATTTCGGATAAAGAACTGTCACATATCCAAACCTTAGAGGAGGCTAAAAAAGCCCTCCGTCGTAAAGCCGATGAAGAGATTCTCAAAGAAAGCCTTGCCAGTTTTGAAGCTCAGAAAAAACTTCTGATGGATTACCTCCAAACCGTTACCGGTGAAGCTAAAGACAAGCTTATAGAAGATATTCAGAAGGTGGAAGAGCAGATGACTAAAGTAAAAGAGCAAATCGATGGTTTAAAAAATCCTACAGCAGAAGATCCACAAGCAGGCTCGGAACTCGAAAGGGTAGATGTACTGGGGTATAGTGCTAAAGAATGGGAAAATGTTTTTACAAACCTCGATAACGTTCACGCACGCTTTCGAGCTGTCGAAATGGGTATAGGAGCAATGAATAACGCTTTTAGTATGTTTTCTCAATTGCAGGAAAACCTCAATGCTCGCGAGTTATCCAAGTACACCGCCAACCAGCAGAAGAAAAAACAAGCCTTACTCGACCAACTCAACCAAGGGTATATTTCACAAGCGCAATATCAGAAGGAATTGCAACGCTTAGACGAGGAAGCTGAAAGCAAGAAAAAGGAACTTGCCCTCAAACAGTTTAAAACGCAAAAGGCAGCTAATATGCTCAATATCATTGCCAACACCGCTATGGCAGTAATGCGTGCCTATTCGGATGCAGGACCCTTTGCAGGTACAGCACTTGCCGCTATTGTAGGCGCAATAGGTGCAGTACAATTGGGAATTGTAGCAGCACAACAGCCACCAAGCTATGCAAGGGGCGGTTATACCAAGGGCTTAGGTTTTATCGATGAAACAGGCTACGAAGTAGCAGGAGTAGTACACGGAAAGGAATATGTAACTCCTGAGTGGTTATTAGCGGACCCTCAAGTTGCTCGTGTTACCGAGTGGATAGAGGCCAAACGCACTGGAAAGGCGCAAAATACCTATGCTACTGGCGGAGAAGTAGCCCACTCATCAGAACAAGTAGAGCAGTCCGATAAGTCCGATAAGTCCAATTTATTCTATCAGTCCGACAGAGAGCTCCGAAGTACCCTCTCCCAGCTGAATACAACTCTTGATCGCATTGAAAAGAATGGAATAGATGCCTACGTGATTGCTGATGCTAAGAATGGTCGAGAAATGCAACGCGCAATTAAAGAATATGAGAATATTAGAGAAAAAAATAGAAGATAATGAATATACAGATTCCCCAAACATATAGTGATTTAACAAGAGAGCAGCGTAAGGAGCTATGTTATATTCTTTTAACTTCAATTAATGAAGAAAATTCATTAGATTCAAATATTCCTTTTTACATTATAGAGCTCCTACTTTCGCACTTGCCAAAGCGTACTCAGCATAGGGTACTGCGAGAAGTTCCTTTCTCTACACTTTGGCAATATGCAGAACCTTTTCTCTCTACTGAGAAACTATATCATTTTCCTGACATTATGAAAATGGTTGCTCCTGCACCTCGTTTGGCAAATCTTACTATCAAGCAGTTTTCTGTAGCTGATAGCATCTATTATCGCCTGCGCTTGTCACAATTTAAAGACGAAACACTTTTGCGCCAACTTACTGCCTCCCTCTATTGTTTTAAAGACAAGCCCTTTGATATATTGGAGCTTCCTAAAGTAGCTCAGCAAACCGATAAGGAGGGTATTAAAACAGCCTACGAAGTAGCCTTTGCCTATACCTGTTGTAGGGAGTATATCATCAGTAAGTTTCCCAAGGTGTTTTCCTCTCCCAACCCCTCCCAAAAAGGGGAGAAACCCGCATTTAGAAAAGAAGCTGCTTATACGCCATTTTCAAAGATTATTAACGTAATGGCGATGGACCAGTATCAGCCATTAGGAAATTGGCACCAGTGCAATGCCACACGTGTGTATGATTTCTTTGAAGTTCTTACTGAATCAATGTTGCAAGCAGAACAGAAAGCAAAAAACAATTAACAAATAATATGTATCTACAGTTAAAAAAATACTTCGGTGATTTAGCAGACCAAAACGTTCATATCAACGACAAAGTAGGCTATTTCTCCCGCGAAATCGCCGAAAAAGAACGCTCGTTCAATGGCATTGCCTCGCCTTTTTTAGCAATATACGACTATGAATTAGGCTTAGATGGTGGCGAACTGAATACTATGGGTAGGCGTAAGCTCACATTCTCTATCATCTATGCTAATGCTCCTCACGATGATTTTGAGGCGCAACAGGAGCTTATCAGTAAAGCCGAAACAATTGCATTGCAATTCCTCTCGCGCATACGTTGGGATAACCACAAGAAGGGGCATTTTCTATATAATTCCTTTGAAAAGGATTTGACGAAAATTTACCCTGTGGAGGACCCGCAGGCACATTTCTTTGGTGTAGATGTAGAAGTACACTTTAAGAACCCTACGCCACTTATTGTTAAACAAGAGGATTGGACAGTACCAGTAGGGTGTAAGTAACGATGAACGATGAATGACGAAAAAGAAATAGGAAATAAAGCAGCAGCAATGTTGCAGAGTGCTCTAAGGAGCGAGACGAGCAGGTTTGGCAAGCACGTTCGTGGCGATAAAAACGCTCTGCAAAACGCCCAAGCTAAACCCCGCTTTCGCACTTCCAAGCGTATTGACGGTACAAAACAGCAATATCTCAGAGGTATTGCTATTGTGATGGGCAAACACGGATTTGTATATCATTATGGTATTGAGCAGGGCAGGTTGCGCAAGGCACACGAGCGCACGCGCCACAAGCCGAAAGAAACGAAGTACCGTGTGAATGCTCACAGCTATCGCAAGGGGCAACCTAAACGCCCATTCATTCAAAGGGTAGTGGACAATAGCCGTGCGGTGGAATACTTAGCTACTGAGATTGCACAAGTGCGCGGTGAGGAGATAGTAACCTACTTAGCGCGAGGCTTGGAGGATAAGGTCTGAATAGTCGGCAGGTAGTTCAGCGTCAATATCACGCAGGTACTTATCGAGGGCAGTAATGGTAGTGTGTCCCGTGATAAGCATTAGTTGGCTCTTAGTCTCGTGAGGTGTGAGCGTTTTCCGAAGCTCTCGGTATAGCTTAGTGATAAAGGTGTGTCGGAAAGAGTAAATGCCGTATTCGCTACCCATATTGAAGACTTCTTTTACTTTCTTAAATCGTTTACTCCAATAGTCCCGTTTGTTTACCTCAGAAGTTTCCCAATATCCTACACCTTGAGGGGCGAACAAAAAGTGATTAGGATTCTCCCCTTTCAGGTGAACAATTTCTTTAAATAGGATTTCGGGAATAATTTTAATTTTTTGCAGTTTGTTTTTAGCATCTACTACGAGTTGGCGTTCTTCAAAATTGATATTTTTTATCTGTAACCTACACACCTCGATAGGACGTAGAAAATTATAACTTACAAACTTAATAAGCAAAAAGAGTTGTTTATCGTGGGTCTCCAAGTATCTAAAGAGCTCTTCTTCTTGTGATTTTGTGTAGGTTTTATTGCGTTCAGGCTTCACCCTCAGCACAGGTATTTTACTTACAATGTTCTCTGCAATATATTCGTTTTCTTCTAAAAAAGTAAACAGAATAGAGATACTTGCGCGGAAATTATTGCGGTTCTTAGGACTGGTACGTTGCAATACACTATTGAGGAAGTTGAGTACTGTACGCTTAGTAATCACAGAGAGCACACGCCCTTTAAAACCGTTCTCATACAGCCACTTTTGAAAGTTAAGTAGTCGGTACTTGTGGTCTTTAAAAGAGGTCTCTTTCATTGTAGCTTGGGCGTTTTCCAAGCCTAACTCTAAGGCTTTCTCTATGGTTATTACATTTTCTTCTTCATACCCTTCCTCGTAAGGACTATAGCCATTCTTCAACACATCTTCTACCATATCACGTAGTTGTTTAGCAGCTGCACGGCGTTCTGTCACATCTTGCAATCGGTTGATTCCATAATAGAGAGGCGTCTGCCTCTCCATCTTGTTAGTTTTAGGATTTAGGTATGAGAAGTATACATACCAACGCTTTGTAATATCACCATTAGCGTCGTATATTCGAGGTTTTGTGTAGAGACCTTTGTTTTTCATATCGTATGCGTTTCCGTATGCGTTTGCGTATGCGTTTTTTAATTTTTCATTGAATTTAGACATAAAAAAAGAGTGATTTATGAATATAAACCACTCTATTTCAGTTGCCTAATCTTAGTAGCGGGAACTGGACTCGAACCAGTGACCTTCGGGTTATGAGCCCGACGAGCTACCTACTGCTCTATCCCGCG